TAAAATTAAAAACAATATCGCCAATATTGTTTACATTAAGATAAGTTAATGGGAATCCTAAAACAGTATCGTTGAATCCGGCTGGAGCATTTGGTAAACTTCCTGGGTAAGAAAATATAGCAGTACCTTTAAAAGTAGTACCTACATAAACAGATGAATCACCAAAGCTAGTACCTGTACTGTCTACAACATCAAACATTGGAGGCTGGTTAACTTTAGTTTTTAATTGACCTTGATTCCACTTAGAACCATCATACCAATACATTGTTCCTTGGTTAGCAATACCTTGCTTAACCAGCACAACTTGATTTAAAAATGGTTCAGCATATTCTACTAAGTGAAGTTGCTTGCTACCAGAAGTTAAATGTTTTACATCAACATATTGTACTTGAAATATTTTGTTCTGTACTAACGGATCTGTTTCGTTAGTAAATAGTACTAACATACCTGGAGTTAGTTGAACACCATCTACGTTATAACCTGAACTACCTTCGATGGTCGAAAACGCATCTACAGTAAAATCATCCACTAAATCAATATCTAAATTAGATACTGTACCTAAATTAAATAATTTTAAATCGGCTTGAAATTCAATAATAGGTCTTTTAGCTCTAACAGTTTGATCCAACGATGCAACAACATTATTATAAGTTGCGCTGGCATTAATTACATCCTTATGGAACCAACGATTGTATCGAGACCAAGGATTTCTGTCTTGGCTTGCTCTGTTTATAACAATGTAATCTACTTGTCCAGCAAAGCCGGCCGCAGTATCAAATGGTTCTGCATCAAATGGTACACTTTCAAACTCTATTTCGGTATTTGTAGTATAAGAACTAATAATTTCTAAAGAAGATGCTGGTACTAATTTAATAGCAGTGCCTACACCTTCAACATAATATTCGCCAACAGCATATTTAGACGGAGTTACATTTCCGGCAAACGTTAATTTCATGCCGTTACTAAGAGCAGTGCCTCCTGGCAATGTATATTTTGATTTTCCTAAGATTTCTGCTTCAACATTAATACTTGTATCATCTAAAGAAGAATAAATTTGAATCATGCCGCCTAAGTTAACGTCATTTTCACTTTGATAATACAAAATTTCTGGAGCATCTATAGGAATAGTAAATGTAATAGTACCAGATTCAACTCCGTAGTTGTCTACAGCATTAAGAAATACATAACGATCATTTACGCTAGTGCTTCTTGCTGTTTTGATACTAAATGGATTACCCGGACTATTAATTGAAAAGGTATATGTTTGTCCTTTATACAATTTTAAAACAGGATTTGGAGTGAATCCATTAGGAGTAAACACGTATTGATTGTTCGATCCTTCTTGTTGTAGTTCTACAGAATAGGTACTGACAATTGCTTGCTTATCACCATATACTGTAATTGAATCAGGACCATATGGTAGCCAATAATAATTTTGGAAGTTAATAAACTTATCCCATTCGATATGCGGATCCCAGCTATAAAATTCTTGGCTGTTTAAACGAGCATGGTTACTAGTGTTGCCACCAAATACTCCAATCTGATTAGTGTAATCAAGATAATCTTTAAAAAATGTTACATTTCCTAAAGTATCAGTTATAGTTAATGCTGGTTCTAATTGATAATTTTGTCTAGTTTGATCGGCGGCTGGAACATAAATGTCTGTTCCTACACTAGCCTTTGCGTTTTTACGACCAATGTATCCGCTAGTTTTAGTTAACGTACCTGGTTGATAAAGTTGATCAACAGTACTTTGCAAGAACTTTTTGTTTGCGTTTGTTTGATAGATTTTTGGTAACAGATTGACGCTAAATCCGTTGTTGGTTGTTTTACCAGCCATTAACTATTACTCCCGAATGCTGTGCTGTTTACAGTTTGTGTGTTTGAAAGATTATTAATCGATGTTGATGTTACAGTTTTTAAATTACTACTTGTAAATGCATCAACAATAACAATGTTACTAGTAGTTGCACAACTAATTAAAATTTGATTACTTGGACATGTTATTTCAAATAAATTTCCAAAGAATAATCCTGGTTTAGTTGGAACTATTGCAAAGTTAATAACGTCAGGAGATAACTGATTAATAACATAAGTGCTTAATTCACTAAAATAGAATGTGTCGCCAAAATTCCAGTTGTCTAAACTGAAGAATGTATTGATAGCTGTTAAAATTCTTGCCTGAACGTCTGCATTAGAAACAGAACTGTTAGGATTAATCATAACATTAAATGTGGCTTGCAGATTAGTATCTGCTTGAGATCCAAACAATAATTTATAACTCACAGGATGATAAATAATTTCATCTGAGATTGATTTAATTAAATTTAAATTGCTAGACAATAAAGAATTTAACTGATCTGAACTTGGAGGTAACGGTTCTGTTCCGCCTGAAGATACCCATTGTCTAAATGCAGTATCGTAATCTTTAGTCAATACATAGATATCTACAATATTACTCGATCCTGGATCAATTCTGCTGTCATAATCTGCACTATGCACATATTGGAATTTCAATCCGCCACGACCAAGGTACACTTGATAATCTAATGATGGTACAAATTTATTAACTGCCGATAAACTTAATTTAAAGACACTAGCAGTATCTATAAAATAAAAATATGTTCCGTCAGAATAATTGCCAAGTGATCCTACACTAGTTTGACTTGGTAAAATTATAACTGGACCAGTTAATGGGTTGTTACTAATGTATCGATAATCTTCTTGACCTGATGATACGGTATAGCGTTGTTCAACAATATATTTACTAGTAACATTAGTTGCTGGATTAACAATATCTAAAAATAACTGTGGATTATCTACAATACCACTGCCAGATGAATCAGCAAAAGTTATAACAATTTTTGTTGGATCGATATATCCATCAGCACCTACATATTCAGATGTAATTTGCCAAGTTAAATCCTGAGTGAACGGAATCAATTGATCCGGTTGAGTATTAACACTAAGAACTTTAATCGTATCTAATACAATAGACGATGTGGTCGAGTCATAAATTTTTGTATTAGAATCAAAATAGAATGTTAATTCGCTGTCGCTTTCAAATACATAACGTAGTTTTCTTGTAGAAATAGTATATTGAATTGTGTCAGATGTAAAGATTAGCATCCAACTTGAATCTAATTGTAAGTTTGTAGAATCACCTTGATTCGCCAAATTAAATGCTTCTACAATATTAAGATTATTTGCAAATATAATTTGCCAAGATTCCGAAATTGCATCATATCGTAGACCAAAATTTTCATTAGATTGAATAAGATCAATCATAGTAGTAATTACAGATGATCCTATTGACGTATTAAATGCTGGAATAATCTGAGTGGCAATCGCAGTTGATGGGATTACTTTGTTTAAAATAATTGTACCAAAGCCTGTAGCAGACACAGTACCAGTATTACTATTACCAGTGCCGTCACCATATACAGACACAACTTGTGCCCAGATATAACTTGCAGAATTTGGAACGGTTGCAGTACCAGCTACTAGAGTATTAGTAAGTGTATTAAAATAGTAGCCTGTTGGGGCAACAAATTTAACTAATGCTCCTGGGGTTACGTATTTTAAATCCGTTTGCGTTGCTGATCCAACTTTATACGGAGTCGCTTCGCCTGGAACACTTAAGAATCCACTTACTGTGTTACTATCTGTAGTTACACTAATCCATGCAACGTTTAAACTAACACTTAGATAATCTAAAAAATTGTTATAATAAAAATTTCTTAAATCAGGAGTTTGTAAAATATTGTAGACTGTATTTGTAATTACACCTTCAATATCTAATTCAGTGACGTAGGTAAAATTAACAGAATCTGTATAAACTTCTTGATACAAAATACCATCGTCGGCAAATAAATTAGTACTACTGTATTTTCCAGTAGGATCGACTAAATCAAAATAACGGCTAATACCGCTACTAGATCTGTTAATTGCTTTAACTTTTAATACTTGAAGACTAGCAGTTAATGGACTAATATTATAGTCCTCTCCAGTAATCATTCTGTTTTGAGTATAATAAGTTTGCGGTGCGTTTGTTTTAATGCTATCATTTGACTCGGTAGGAGTACTATTTGTAACGCTGGTAGCAAGGCTTAGACTTACTGTTAATGTTTCTATTTGATTGCTTGCGCTAGTATACGGCACGTTAAAAAGAATATTAACCATGTCGCTAGTATTAATTGTGTATGTTAATCCATTGCTAACACGATAGTACAATAAGAAATTGCCTTGTGGTAATTGACCAAATGTACCGTCAGAGAAATTTAAACTAATGGCATCATTTGCTCGAGTAATTACACTATAGATTGTTTGTAGTGTACTATTCAAACTATTATAGATAATGTTATTGCCGGATGTTGAAGGAACTTGTGTCCACAATGTATCTTCTAATCCAGTTTGTTGGCTTAGAGAATATAACCATACGTCTTCATTATTAATACCTTGAGTACCAATATCTATTTGTTGATTACTTGTAGGTGTTGTAACTGAGAATGTTGCAGTATTCAACGTACCTTGTGTAAAATTAAAAAAGAAACCAGTGCCTGGACTGCTTGCACCGTGACCATCGTCACTGTATACACACGCAATACTATTCGCTACCTTAGGAGGCTCTTCATAAACAAATGTCTGATTTTTAAAAGTAGTACTAGTAATTTCAAAATTCATGCTACGGCCGGCTACGGTTTTTGTAAAAGCGTAAACAGGAACGTTTGTATTTGAAGCATTAAATCTGTATTGTGCAGTCGGTACTCCGTAGATTGTTGCAGAGTCAACAGGGTTTCCAAATTGTTGAGTGGCAGGCAATGCCGCATTAATTACACTGATAAATTGGTTGTACCAATTACTGTTACTTGGATCATTCCAAGTAATAAACTGTCCTGACAAGTTTCTGCCATTGCTATCTATAACATTTTCAGTAGTACTAATTGCATTAAATTTTAGTAGTCCAGATGCCGCAGTATTACGTTGGGCATTGTAGCTAACCATACGTGCTAGACGTAACACGCTGTCACGGCGACTTGCTAGTTCTAAGAAGTTTTCACGAGCATTTAAATCAACGCGGAAAGCTATGCTTTGGCCCACATAGGCAATGAGATCAATTAGGGCAAGGTATTCGCTAGACTCAATATAATCGTTGAAATCTTCAGGAAAATTAGTACGAATGTACTCAATCATTGTGCGGCGTAAGTTGTCAAAGTCGTAACTTTGGAAGTCTGCGTTCTTAAATGATTGATATATTTTTTGCCAGTCTTCGCTAACTAGCAGATTATTTTGACGGTCCGTTGAGCTCATATTTTATCCCTATATGGTATTTATTGGATTTAATTATGTGCGTAGTTAATTATGCTAGTCCGTTAGCTTGGTCAAATTTCAATTGAAGCGATTCTTGCAAATTATACAAGAAATATTTTAAATCGCATTGTATCTGAATACCCGTATCGTACGGAGTAATCAGGATATTTGATGCTTGAATTCGAGGATCGCTATTAAAAATCTCATTAACATTCTGCATTATCAAGTCTTGTACTTGCGGAGTTAACGGTTCGAACAGCATATCCCATATAATCGTACCAAAATTAGGTTGCATCAAACGCTCGCCCTTACGAATATAAAAGTGATTAAGCAAATCCTGCTTAATTAATTCAAAATCATATAAGGTAAAATTCTGTGTACCGGTACTTACGGTGCTAAACCCCCTATAAGTCTGGGTAGCATCAGATGTTTGAACATTTGAATTAGTTGTTACTGGAACTGATGAATATAAAGTTGCCATGATTATTGTCCTTGTGAGTCTGGTGGTGGATTACGTGCAAACGTATCAATTGATGTAGAATACTGTTTCCATGCTGACGGTGCGGCAATTGCACTACCCGATTCTCTATCAGTTTGATCCGGTTTATAACTAGTAGGATCTAAATTTTCATGTCCAGGATAAGGTTCTGTAGT